GCGCAGTGCTCCGCTTTTTACGGGGACTCCTGTGCAATGCTGGACCAGCGAGAGGCGATAATCAGGCTGCAAAGGGCGCTTTCTTTGCAAGAGGCGCAGCTTGCAAAATACGATGATATCCTCAGCAAGGTGAGCGAGGAACAGTTAATTAAATGGGCAGTGGAGACAGAGTGATGACCGAAAGCAAACTGATTGAAACGTGGATCGAAGACAACGCATCCGATTTCACTAGAGATGGGGTGTATTTGGTTCCGGCTGACCGGATTCGCGCCCTCCTGTCTAAATACCGCCTGTGCGAGCGGGAGCCTGTTGTATATCAGTATCTGGTAAACGGCGCCTTTGCTGGTTATTCAAAGCTGTTACCGCCCCCAGACGCTTATGATGAGGGTTCGCTGTTACCCCTCTATGCAGAAGCAAAGGAGGAAAAATGAGCCGCATAGTTCACACAGCGAAGTACCTTGTTATCAAGCGCTGCCCAGATGACAACAGCATGTATTCAGTAGTTCTGAGCAATGATAGGGAGCTTGCCTTACATATCGCCGCGACTTTCAAAACTACCGGGCATGAAATTATAAGCGTGACGAACCTAAAGCAGGAGCCAAAGCCATGACTGACCTTGAATTGCTGGAACTTGCGGCTAAGGCCGCTGGGATACCATTGTATATCTGGGGTACGAAAGGCAATGAAAACGTAGCCAGACTGGACGAGGTAAATGGCGGCCGATGGAACCCTCTTACCGATGATGGCGATGCGCTGCAACTGGCGGCGACCCTCAGGCTGCCGATTCTTTGGGATACAGGCGAAGATGAGCCGACTGATTGTTTTGTTGACTGCCATTTTGTCACTGAGTTTTTCATTGATAGCGGAAACGATCCCGCAGCATCCATGCGTCGCGCCATTATCCGCGTCGCCGCTGAAATAGGGAGGGCGATGCAATGAAACTCTGCCCGCTGTTTGAGAATATTGAAGCTGGCGATAGTGTCCAAATGAATGATTACGACCACATAGAGCAGCAATTCGCCGCTGAGTGGGCCTATGGCGTCCTGAGCGCGTATTGCGCCCCTGTGGGCCTTTGGCTGGATACCAGACCTGACAGTATCAGGATCGAAAGCGTGAGGGAGAGGAGGGCCATAGAGGACGCTGTAGCGTATCTCCGACACAGGGGATTGATCGAGATAGACCCAAAGAGGCCGGAGTTTGTCAGGTTCAAGAATGGCTTATGAGAAAGAGAAAGTACAAGCCCCGCGAAGATTGGTATTCGAGAGGAATAAGTTATTTCCAAAAGCTGGGGAAAAGGAGGCTCAAGTTTTATTACCGCTGTGGCAGGTGTAGACACAGGAAGGTGCTATCTCAGGAGTTATGGGAGTATAAAATTCCTCCCAAGTGCTGCGGAGGCGCTTTTTGGATATTGGATATGGACCGATATAAGGCGTGGGAAACCAAAACTGGCGCTTATGCCATTTGCGACTGCGGCTGGAATTCTTGGGATGCCGCCGAAGCAGAGGCTGCCGCCAATCGCGCAGCAGGCGATTACGACACGGTACCCGGCTTGCTGGACGATGAGTCCGCTGCCTGCAACTGGGATCAGCCCAGCGAGATCAGACTGGCCCCATGACAGCCCATCCCAACCGCTCAGGGCGCGCACCGATGACGCGCCCGAGCTACCTGAGGCTAGGCCGCGAGCTGCGGCATTTTGCCGACCTGATCGAGGCCAATTGCCGCAGAGAGACACCGCGACAGAAACAACTACTCACGCAGGCAATACTCAACGCCCACCGCTGCACCAGACGGGCCTGCAATCGGCACAACGGCTGGGACCAGTAGGGTATTGCACCCGCCACACCGCTCCAGTACACTACGCGCATGCCATAGAGCGAGGCGCGCATCATGCGGACCATAGCACTACTCGTACTAATCCTGACCACCACAGGCTGCGCATCCCCAGACTGGGACCGCGTAGCCAGAGCAATGAGCGGCATGGGCGCAGGTATTAATCAGCCACACACTGCTCAGCGCCCACCACAACCCCTATACCCCACCACCATCACCTGCCGTACCTACCCAGACGGCACCACAACCTGTAATTGACCATGCCGGCATCTGTCTACTCCCCAGAGATCGCCCAGAGCATCATCGAGCAGCTCTCCGAGGGCATCCCGCTGAGGGTGATATGTCGTCAGCCCGGTATGCCAGCGTGGAGGACCATCTATGACTGGCTCGACAAAGACGAGCAACTATCCACACACGTCGCGCGCGCTCGACTGCTGGGCTACGATGCAATAGCCGAGGAGTGCCTTGATATTGCTGATGATTCTAGCGGCGACTACCGGTTAACCGACAAGGGGCGCGTGTACGATCCGGAGCACGTCCAGCGGAGCAAATTGCGGGTAGAGACACGGCTCAAACTACTGGCCTGCTGGGCTTCGAGCAAATACGGCGCCAGGACGCAGGTGGCGCACTCGGGCACCGTGGGCCACACTGACCTCACGGACGATGAGCTGACCCGCAGGCTGGCCGAGCTGGAGCAGGCGAGGGCGCAGAGTGAGCGGTGACCCACAATGCCACTAATTGCGGGGCATGCGTGGGCAGAAATTCCCACAAAGTCAAAAGTGCTCACCGGGCGGATAAGCCTCATCCTCCACTTTGCCCCACTATTTCCGGTAAATGAGCGTTGAACCGCGCCCAGCGCCTTGAATACGCCGCGCTACTGGAGGAGCAGATCAGGCGCAATAAATCCTCGCTGCTCTCGCGGCGGTACGGACGGCTGTACGGCTGGCAGCGCAGATTTATTGCGGCTACCAAAAATCACCGCGCCTGCGCACTCATTGCGGCTAATCAGGTCGGTAAATCAGAGCTGGGCCGGGTGATCGATGCGTACCACCTGACCGGAGATTACCCGGACGACTGGCCGGGAGAGCGATTTTATTTCCCGCCCCTGTGGTGGCTGCTGGGGTATTCCGGGGAAAAAACCCGCGATCTGCTTCAGCACCACATTTTCGGCAGGCTCGTGGAGCAGCATCTGGAGGGAGGATTAATCACCGCCGACCGGATCATCGACTACAAATCAATGACCGGCACGCCAGGCGCATGCCGGGAGGTACGGGTCAGGCACAAATCTGGTGGTATCTCGGTGTGTCAAATCTGGAGCTACAGTCAGGGCCAGCATGCGATCATGGGCGACGTGGTGGACGGCTACCACATCGACGAGGAGCCGGAGGATCAGGAGATCGTGCCGCAGGTGATGACCAGGACGCTCAACGGCAACCGTGGCAAGGGCGGGTTCGGGATCATCACGATGACGCCGGAGAATGGCAAAACCGCGCTGGTGTCCAGATTCATGGACGATCCGCAGGACGGGATGTATTTGCAGACCGCGACATGGGACGATGCGCCCCATCTGGACGAGACGGCCAAGCGGCAAATACTGGCGATGTACCCCGCCTACCAGAGAGCGATGCGCAGCCGTGGCGTCCCGCTGATGGGCGCTGGACTGATATTCGAGCATTCGGAGGAGTCGATCAGGTGCAAACGGTTTCAGATCCCGGAGCACTGGCTGCTGATAAACGGGCTGGACTTCGGCTGGGATCACCCGCAGGCACATGTCCAACTGGCGATTGATCCGGATGCTGCTGTGCTGTATGTGACGCAGGCGTTCAAGGCCCAGAAGATGCAGCCGTTCGAGGCGTGGCAGCGGGTCAAGTCGTGGGCCCAGGACGTGCCGACCGCGTGGCCGCATGACGGGCTGCAGCATGAGAAGGGCTCGGCAAGGCAGCAAAAGGACTATTACGAGGAGGCAGGCTGGAACATGCTGGACGGCCATTCCACATGGCCTGATGGCGGTACTGGAGTCGAGGCCGGACTGATGAAGCTGAACGAGCTGATGGGCTTGGGTAAATTCAAGGTTTTTGACGATCTTCCGGAAGTGTTTGAAGAAATCCGGGAGTACCACCGCAAGCAAATGCCGTCGGGTCTGTCCCAGATAGTCAAGATCAAGGATGACCTGATCGACGCGATAAGGGGGGCGTTTATGATGGCCCGTTATGCGGAGCCCAAGTACCTGATAGGCCGCTTGCCAGAAGATATGCCGGACCTATACCATAGAGAAACCAACGCGATGGGGTATTGATGACCAATGTCGTAAATCTAATCAATGGCGAGGCTGTCCCCTCGTCAGGAGAGCCTAACAAGCATCTCATTGCGCTGCTGTCCGATCTGATGAGCGACGCGCAAAGCGGACGACTACAATCCATGATTGGAACCGGGTTTATGTCTGACGGCCTCAGGGTTGGCATCTGGTGCGACTACCATCCGAACTACTATGAAATGCTGGGCGCTATCGCGCGTCTCCAGTCAGAATATATAGGCAGGCACGATGACAATTAAGAAACTGGTTGGCTACATCGATGCTCTGAATATCGCCGAGGAACTGGACGAGGACCGGTTGACGGCTATCGGTATCAGGGTAAAGCGCCAGTATCAAGAAGACTTGGAAAGCATGAGCGACTGGATTGAGTCAGTCGAGAACGGCATCAAGCTCATGAAGCAGGAATATCATCCACGCTCTACACCGTGGGAAGGTGCCAGCAACTACAAAGACCCAATTTTGACCGAAGCCTCAATTAAGTTTGGCGACAAAGCCACGCTTGAATTGCTGCGTCCTGAAAATCTTGTCTCGTGCGGGACGATTGGAAAGGACAAGACTGGCGAGAAGAAAGT